AAGAAAATCTCCACTATGCTGATATGGGTTCTCTCCAGAACCATAAGGGTAACGCCCAGAACGCCGTGGCATACCATAATGCATTAAAATATCTTCCACAATGGAATTCATAGCTTACCCCTCCTGTTCTCTGATTCTTTTAATCACCTTATCAAAAGTAATGATTCTGTCCATGATTGGAACAATATCCTCAGCCGTTGGATTATGGTACAGAATTTCATTGTTCTGATAAATCCGCAATTCCATTTCGATATCCCCTGGCTTCACTTTATATTCCAAACAAAAAAGAGCCGCATATATTTCAAGCTGCTCCATGTGTGCCGGAATCTTTCCGGTCTTCAAATCGTGAATTCTTAAGAAATTATTCCGAAACAAAATTGCATCGGCTGTGCCAAAACAATTATCGGAATAGTAAAGGATCTGCTCCGGTGTCATCTTAAAGCCGA